TACGAGTCCTGCCGCCACAACCTCCGCCTGTTCTGTGAGACGTACAACCCAGAGGCGTTCTACCACGGATGGAGCGACGCCCACCTTGAAGCCATCGCACGCATCGAGGAGGCAGTCCTGACCGGGGCGCTGTACGCTTTCGCAATGCCACGCGGATCCGGCAAGACTACGCTGTCACGGATGGCGACGCTCTGGGCCGCAAGCTACGCCCACCGAAAATACATCTACATCATCGGCGCCAACCAGGGTAAGGCGGAGGATAGCTTGGAGGCGCTGAAGGTATGGATGCGTTTTCTGCCGATCTACGCCGAGGACTTCCCACACGTCGCTGCGCCTGCCATCGCACTCAACGGCATCGCCAACCGTGCAAGCGGGCAGACGTGCAACGGCGACAGCACGATGATCGCGTGGGGCAAGCACAAGGTGGTGCTGCCCACGGTACACGATCCCGGCGACAAGGAACTCATGGCGGAAACGTCGGGCATCATCATCGCATCGTCGGGGCTGACGGGCGACGGCATCCGTGGTTCACTGCATACCACCACGACCGGCGAACTGGTCCGCCCTGACTTGGTGCTGCTGGACGATCCACAGACGGACGAGTCGGCGGCGTCGCCGTCACAGAACGAGAAGCGGGAGCGGTTGATCGCGGGCGCCGTGCTGGGCATGGCTGGCCCCGGCAAGTCGATCTCGGCAGTGATGCCCTGCACCGTCATCCAGCGCGACGATATGGTGGACCGCCTGCTCAACCGCGAGAAGCATCCGCTCTGGCGTGGCACGCGGTCCAAGATGCTGACCTCGATGCCGACCAACATGGCGGCGTGGGAACCGTACTTTGACCTCTACGACGAGTGCGCCATCGCGGATCCTCCAAACTATGAACCGGCAAACGAGTATTACGTCAAGCATCGCAAGAAGCTCGACGAGGGCGCCGAACCAAGCTGGGCAGACCGCCACATGGAGACGGAGATCTCCGCCGTCCAGTCCGCGATGCACCTGTATCACCGCGACCGCCCCGCGTTTTATAGTGAGTACCAGAACGAGCCAGAGGAGGCGGAAGCAGCACGGGCGGCGCTCAGGCCGGCGGATGTGCTGGCTAAGACGGTGGGCATCAAACAGGGCGAGGTGCCACTGGACGCGGAGCATGTCACGGCGTTTATCGACGTGCAGAAAAAGTGCCTGTGGTACACGATCGTCGCGTGGTCAGATGCGTTCGGCGGACACGTCGTGGATTACGGCGCCTGGCCCGAGCAGAAGCGGCACTACTACACCCTCGCCGAGATCCGCAGCACGCTACAGCGGAAGTACCCCAAGATGAGCCTAGAGGGCCAACTGTACGCGGGCATGAAGGGGCTGGCCGACAACCTACTGGGCCGCTCGTTTCACCGCCCGGATGGTTCGTCGCTGTCAATGGGTTTGATTATGATCGACGCCAACTGGGGCGAGTCCACGTCGGTGGTCAAGAAGCTGTGCCGGGAGCATGGCGACCGCCGCCTGCTTGCCGCCCACGGTACAGCCTACGGACCCGACAAGAAGCCAATGCTGGAGTACAAGGTGCGGAAGGGCGAGCGTAAGGGCTGGAACTGGATCATCAACGCAAGCGGCAGGGAGGGGCGTCACGTCCGCTATGACGGCAACCAGTTCAAGAGCCTGGTGGCGTCGAGGTTCCGTGCCGGCGTGGGCGAGACGGAGACGCTGACGATCTACAAGGGCGACGAGCATCGCCACAGGATGCTTGCCGAGCAGATGGCGTCCGAGTATCCTGTCGAGACCTCGGCACTGGGCCGCACGGTGGACGTGTGGAAGCTCAAGCCGAACAGAGACAACCACCTGTTCGACTGCGTGGTCGGCGCCGCTGTGGGGGCGTCCATCCTCGGCGTGAAGGCAATCGGTCACGAAGTAAAGACGCGGGCGCGCGCTCGCAAGAAGGCAACCGCAAAGTTCTAGGAGCAACGACATGGCAAAGAAAAAAACCACCAAGAAGAAAGCCACCGCCAAGAAGGGCCGCCCAGCGGGCAGCAAGAACAAGACTACCGAGACGGTGCTGGAAGTGCCGGCGGGCTGTTCGCGGTGCCACAGCACGGATCTCGTCGTGTTCCCCGGCAGCAAGCTCGTCACGCAGTCCATCCACGGCACGCTGCGACCAGAGGGGCGCCGATTTACGTCCATCGACATCCGCCGTATGCAGTGCCGTCAGTGCGGCGGCATCACGATCGTCAAGACCTACAACTACGACCCCAGCGTGTGGAAGTAAAAAAAAGTGAAAAAAATTAGATAAAGGGGTTGACGTATCGAAAGGATGGATTATAATCGCGTACCGATTATCGACCACCGGCACGACCTTGACCAGTTCGTGAGGGTGGTTTATAATATGCGGCATGGCTGACCATTCTGCGGAAATCGCAAAACTTGAGAGTCTGTTGAACGCAGGCGCCACCAGCATGTCCGTGGATGGGCAGCAGATCAGCATCGATCTGGATTCCGTCCGCCGGCGTTTGGCCGATCTTAAAGCCGAGGACGACTGCACACAGACCAATAACAAAAGGGTCAGATCGGCCAAGATCGGCTTAGGGGGGGCGTGGTGATGGCATCAAAACGCAAGCGGCCTAAGTCGCAATACGACGCTCTAGACACGCGGGGCAGGCGTCGCCAGCCAACCAAAAAGACATCCTCTGAGGATGTCATCCTGCCGCAGCGGAAGCGTGAGCAGCTCACCAGCAACACGCGCGACCTCCGCCGCAACTTTGAGATGGTGGCGTGGGCTATCCGCCGCCACCTCGATTATGTGGCGTCTTTCCGGTGGCAGGCGACAACCGACGATCAGGATCTCAACAAGGAGCTGGAAGCGTGGATGAAGCGGGTGACGAAGCCCGCCGCGTTCGACGCTGCCGGACGCCACGGTCTGGACCGCTTCATCCGCATCATGGAGGCGGAGCGAACCGTTAACGGGGACGTGTTCTGCCTGAAGCAGAACGACGGCACGGTGATGGCGATCGAGGGCGACCGCGTTGGAACGCCAACCGGAGGCGGCGCACGGCTCCAGAACATCGACCTGACCGAGTACCCCAACGGCATCAAGACCGACCGACGTGGCAAGCTCAGCCGGATCATGGTTTGCGAGCGGGACAACGGCAGTCTGACGAACCCGCGAGTGCTGCCGGCGGACTTCTTCTGGCACTTGTTCTATATCGACCGCTTCGACCAGTATCGGGGCGTCAGTCCGCTGGCCTGTGCGCTGAACCGATTCCGCGACACATACGAGGGCATGGAGTACGCACTGGCCCGCGCTAAGGTTGAGCAGTTGTTTGCTCTGATCCTGACACGATCGGCTGATATGCCGATGGGCGACATCACTGGAGGCGTGGACGGCGACGGCAACGAGGATCGCAGCAGCTACGAGATCGACTTTGGCCAAGGGCCGCAGATGCTCGACATGGACCCTGGCGACGACGCCAAGTTCCTGAGCAGCGACAACCCCGGCAAGAACTTCAAGGATTACCAGCAGTTCGCCGCGATGGTGGCACTCAAGGCGCTGGACATCCCGTACAGCTTCTTCGATGAGTCGTTCACCAACTTCTACGGCTCTCGCGGCTCGCTCATGCAGTACCTCAAGAGCGTGGACGCGAAGCGTGCCGACCTCGCTGAGTTCCTGTACAGCTGGACTGGATGGCGTATGGCCGTGGCGATACGCGACGGAGAACTGCGAGTCGGCAACCGTCGCATCCCGGAGCTGGTGGGCGAGTGGCGACCGGTTGGCGTGCCGTGGTGGGATCCGTCGAAGGAGATTGACGGCCACCTCAAGGCGATCGCAGCCGGACTGGACAACCCGCAGCGGATCGCCAAGGAAGCGACCGGCACGGATTACTTCGAGAACCTTGAACTGCGAAAGCAGGCCGAGGATTACGCATCGGACCTGGGCGTCGAGGTCAGTTTTACAGCATCCAATCAGCAGGCCATGCGTGCCGGCGACACTGAGGGCGAAGGGGACACTGAAGAAACCCCAACCGAGGATAACGCTGATGAGTGAACGAGCGATGACATACCGCTGCCAAGTGGCAACCGATGACAGCGGCGAACGGCTGACCATCGAGGTCATGGACTACATCGACGCAAGCGGCGGCGACTGGGGCGTATCTGCAAACGAAGTCATCAACGCCCTGAACGGATCTAAGAGCGCCAACGAGATCCAGGTCAACATCCACAGCGGTGGCGGCGACTTGTTTGAGGCGATGGCGATCTATAACCGGCTGACG